AGTCCACAGTATAAGCTCAGAGGATGTTGATGTGTTCAACGCCCTCTGATCTTTATTTTATTAGAATACAGTAGTGGGGGGATGATGAGTGAAAAAGAGTTTCTTGGACTACAGAAAAGTGTGGAAAAATTAAAATCGTATGAATTTGAACTCTATGCCGTAGAAAGAGAACGCTTTATTACTATTTTAAAATTTATTATTGAAAAAGATAGCGAGTTAATAAGTGCACTAGATAGTTCAATGGAAGATTTTTTTAAACATGATCTAGATGAACCAGAATCAACAACCGCAGAAGAAGAACGTACAGATCCAGAAGTTATTATCAATAGTATTACCGAATCATTGATTGACTATATTAACAGTATGTTAGAAAGGATGTTGAATAGAAATGAAGCATGTATTCTTGAACAAATAGTACGAGAAAAAATTAAGAGTACTAAAGCTGAATTTGAAAAACCTGGATCAGGAGACTATAAGGGGTCAATCAATAAATGGTTTGAATCGCCAGAAGCTTCAATGGTATCGGGGCCTCCAAGCAATAGTTCAAGTGCTTCTTCTTCTGCTGCAAGCAGTAGTATTAAAGTTAATAACAAAACTCCCTGTATTGCCTATTTTCATCTAGAAGAAGAATTATTAAATAAGTTCCATCCTAGTACGTATCCTGTTTTTATAGACGCGTATACTGAAAACCTAAATGAAAGGGTAAACCTATTTTTAAGGCCATTGAATGACGATATTAAATTATTGGTCCGTGATTTTTTTGAAGAGCATGATTCTAGTACAAAATTGCAAGTACAACTTTTTAAAGATGAAACAGTTAGAGGTAAATTTACAGAAGTCATGACCATTAAAAATAATATAAAACAATTAATATATGCATTAAAAGAATTATTTGAATCGTATACAAGTATCGCACGTAAAATTAATAGTAAGACGCCATATCCACCGTTTATAGAGTTCAAGAGGCTTAAAGATTTTGATGAATCAGAACTAGAAGGCGGTGGTCGTCGCAAACGAAAGGGTCGCAAGACCCATCGCCGTAGAAAGATCCATCGACGCCTTAGAAAGACCCGTCGCTAAATTTCCCAACACTATGTAATGAGCATCCTCCTTCTAGCCCTGCTACTGATCGTCCTCGTTGCGCTCGGCCTCCTGATGACAGCGAAGCCCGTGCGTGAAATGTTCGAGGACGCGCCTTCTCAACAGCCTCCCGCCATCAGCCCCGCTCTGGCGAATCTCATTTCTACACCGGATCTGACACCCATGTCCAAGCAGGTCAACGTGATCGGTCGCGACTCCGATCTCCAGAATTCCACCGATGTATGGTCCTTCGTTCCCAATTCCCGAGGCAACATTTCCGCCGCTAGAACTCTGCGATCCGACGTCGTGAACAGCCTGGATATCTGTAAGGCGAACAGCGCAGCCGATCCCGGCTGTAACATCTTTAGTTTCGACAACGGAATCTGCATGCTGCAATCCAGTGCCCATCCCGAAAAGGAACAGATGATTCCGAGCCAGAACAGCAAGGGTATCTGGATCCGCAAGGGATCAAATCCAAATCCAAATCCAAATCCAAATCCGACCCCCGATCCCAACAGCACCTTCGCCCACATTCCTCTGACCGAAGGATCCGTATCCAGCGCTCCTATTCTGCGATACGACGTCGTGAACAGTCTCGATATCTGCAAGGCGAACTGCGGTTCCGATACGCAGTGCAATGAATTCAGTTACGTGAATGGTGTCTGTATGTTGCAAAACAGTGCCAATCCTGGTCAGGACCCCTTGATCCCGCATCCTGGCAGCATGGGTGTGTGGATCAGGAATGCGGCTCCAGGTCCAGGACCCAAGCCTCATCCACAGCCACAGCCACAGCCACAGCCACAGCCTCATCCACAGCCTCGCCCTCATCCTGGACCTAAGCCTGGACCCTCCTGCAACTGTGAACAGTGTCCTGACATGTCCCAGTACATCCGCCTTGATGAAATCCCTTGCTGGAACTGCAGCCTTCCTTAAGCCGTTTATTAACGCATGATGAAATAGAATGAACAGCCACCAACTGCTCAGTTTATTTCACGTTCTCGTCGTCGGTCCCTTTTTTCTGTATGTCAGCCTCTGGCCGGTTCCTCCTACCCTCTTTCCCTTCATTCTGGGCCTCGGTATTGTACTTGCCATCTATCAAACCTACAAGGCGTTCACAAAGAAGGATCCCGCCATCAATATCTTTCACGTTGCGATCGTGGCACCGCTTCTCATCTACATCGGCTACGAACAACCCGCCTCAACCTCGTTTGCGTACCAACTCCTGTTGATGCTCGCATTTGCCGTCATCGGCTATCACGGATACTGGCTTGTACATGGATAGGTGATAAGGTCATAGTACTTACAGATAAAAACCCGATGCGATCTGTAGGGAAATGTCATCCGCCGCAGTCATAGCTGCAGCGATACTTTTGTTTGTCGTGGCAGCGCTCTTGTATTACCAGAGCCATCCAGTATCAGAGGGATTCGCATCGATCGGAGGGGTAGGGATCACAGGAAACAAAGGGACCCAGATACCCTTTCACCACGGCGCGTGGACCCACTCGACGCCCAGAGGAAGTCCGGTCGCCGGTCGTCTGTTTGACCCGACGAAGGACGATGGCTATCCAGTTCCCGCGGACTTAGCAAAGGCTCCCGTGTCCGCCCCCATGGGAGCCGTTCCACCGATGACGCAAACACCCGTCGCAACACCCGGTGCCGCCCCGCCCCGCGAAGCGATGGCCCAGCTCAAGGATCTCCGCGAACTCGACTCCAAGATCACGACGTGGCTCCATGCGGCGGCCATCAAAGACAACGAACAACCGGGCTCTCTCACGCCCGAGCAAAACCAGCGGATGGTCGCCCTCCAGGGCCGTCTGGCCCAAGTCCGTGAAGAACTCGGTACCGGTATGATCACCGATACGTACAAACAGGTCGCTGCAGAAACGCTTTCCCTCCGTCGCGAAAATGAGAAGTGGCAGAGTGTGCCGGCGTCGTTAGTAGAAATCGGTGATTTCGGTGTGGGTGCGGACCCCGAAGCCTTTCTGACAGAGGGCGAATATATCAGGTTCTTCGCACTGTTTACGGCAGCCATCCAGGATCTCGAAGGCATGCGCCTCGCGGACCCGCTCCATAAGATCCGCCTGCAGCAACTCCAGGTGATGCGCCAGGACCTGAACGATGCAAAGAAACGACAGGGCGTGCCGTCGATCAAAATGGGCGCTGCACGGGCCTACTTGATCCAGATTCTGAAGGTTGACCAGCCGTTGCCGACGCTCTTTAGCATGGAAGGGCGGCCTGCATCTTCAGACAAATCGCTGGAAAACGGTATCGGCGATATTCTGTCAGAAATCCGCGATATGGAATTCACACTGACGGTGACCTACGATCCTGCGACGGCGGCGCTGAAGCGCTCCTTAGCCGGTCTCATGGATAAGTTGAAGACGGGCGAAATATCGCCGACGAATGCCCGCTCTTACATGACCCAGTTGCGGGAGATGAGGGGCTCTGGCTCTGGCTCTGGCTCTGGCTCTGGATCTGGATCATCGCTTGGATCATCGCATGGATCCCCTCAGAACCCCGTTGAGAAACCCAATTGGCATCCTATCATGCCTGGTCAGAATGGAGGCGGAGAGCAACAAGGACCGCCCTTGGGTCGTAGAGGGAGTGGCGAACAGTGGCCGTCCTATGGCCCGATCAATCCGGGCCCCGGCCCCAACTGGCCTCCCGAACCCGAACCCTATCCCAGACCACCTCATCATGGACCCGGACATAGACCTCATCCTGGTCCTAGACCTCATCCTGGACCCGGCCCTCATCCTGGACCCGGACCTCATCCTGGACCCGGACCTAGACCCAGTCCCGAACCAACACCAGACTTCGTCGCAGCCTACGATCCCCAAGATCTCGTCCGACGCGCCATCACCCTCTGCGACCAGATCCGCGAAGCCTTCCCAGGAGACGCCGCCTCACTCGGATGTCAGCGTGTCACCGACCGATTCGAAGCGGAAACAGTCATCAACACGGTCTGCGAACGCCTGCGCTATTCCGTTCCCTCCGTAACTCCCGAGCAGTTCGGCTGTCCGAGGAAAACGGTGTAACATAAAATCCGTACGAATAAAAACGATGGAGACTATCACCGCCGCATTCAAGCACCTCGACGCCAACTACTACCCCTGGATCGCCACCTTTTTTCTCGCATTGGGCTTCAGCATCTACGTCTATTTGGTACCTACATCCATCGACTTTTTCACAAATCCCGCGGATATTCTGAACTCCTTCGAGGGGTTTCAGGGTCCCGATACCAAGAAGTCAAGTGGCGGTGCAAAGGAGGCCCGTGTTAGGAGCGAGCCCCCTGTAAACCAGCCTCAATAATTTTTATTCGGCCGGTACCATAGAGTATGCTTCCCTTGAAGGCACTGGCACCATACCTAGGTGTCCTTGTACTAGGTCTTTTGATTGGATTCGTCCTAAGCCGTGTAACCCCAGAGGGCTTCGTCGACGTGACCCAGAGTACGTGCGGCTACTGTGACCGTCCTCGTGACAAGTGTGAATGCGAACGAAAGCACCGCGACTGTGACAAGGACGACAAGGGGCGCTGCGTCAAGTGCCCTCAGATCGACTGGTCCAAGTACGTGTTGAAGGCGTCGATCCCTCCCTGTCCTCCTCAGCCAGACATGACTCGCTACATGCTGAAGAGCGAGTGTCCCGCGCCTCCCGACATGTCCAGATACATCCTGAAGTCCGCGGTTCCCTCCTGCCCGCCCTGCATCAGTACCTGCAACAAGCCCTGCAAAATCGGCGAATGCCCTCCCTGCCCTAGACCCCGTTGCCCCGTGGTCACCTGTCCCGAGCCCAAGCAGTGCCCTCCTTGCGCTCCCGTGGAACCTCCTCGTTGCCCTGAGCCCAAGGTCAGCTGCAAGGCGAACTACGAACCCGAACAGCCATGGATGGTACGCCCTCTGCTCGCATCGATTTCACCGATGTAACACTTATGGCATGGGAAACAGTTGGCGATTCCTGTTTGTTCGTATCAGAGGTGCAAACGCATACGCCTCTTTCAACGCATGAAGATACTGAAGATGATTTTTGGATACGGCGACATTCTCCGCCTCCAGAAGTACAAGAATCGGTATGACCGTTCGACCAGGATTCGCCGCCTTTGCGAATGTCCAGTTAAACAAGAGTTGCGACAAGTGATCCGCCTTCACGGTCGTCGCGTGTTTGAATTCCATGACATCGATGCGATCTCCGTTGGTTCTGACGAGATCGATCGGCGGGCACGGAACTCCCTCTATTTTGTACACTTTCTCCTGCTCAAATATGCTCGGATCGCCCATGGAGGCCGCCGCGGCCTCCTGCTCCTTCTTATATGTGATCACCATGGTCTCTTCGGAAACATGCTCCTGCTTGGCATACGGCGTTATGGTCGCCGCGAGTTTCGTGATACATTCATTGAAGAGCGCATCCTCTGACTGAAAGCGGTTCTTCGTCGGTACCGTGGGCGGCAAGGTCGACTGGGATCCCACCATGTTCACCAGACGAATATGCCCGTTGTGCGAATTGTGTGGAACCACCCCGAAGATCCTGCTGTAAAGGCGTCGCTCAGGATCATCGCAATTGATGAACTCGATGCGCCGTCCATTTTTGAAGAGAACCGCACCCGTGGACGTCATCGTGTGTTTGAACGTGTAGGATCCAGGAATGTTCTTCGCTCCTTCTTTGAGAATGATCTCCTCGATCTCCACCTGCGCACCCGTGGACAGTGTGAATGACTTCTTTTGAATACGTTCGACGTATTCAAAGGCAGGTGCGACATTAAAGGAGAATGGTGCAACATGGGATCCGTTGTAGAAGATGCGGATGCGCCCTTCGCATACATCCGGCTGTTTCATCCACATGTGGCTGAAGTGACACTTGATGCGATCGTGGATATCCGCCATCTTGGGATCCTTCGTCGCATAGAGACCTGCGAAGCGTTCTTTTCGTATGGGAAACCGAATGAAGCTGCCGGGTGTCGCGGACTGATCGGTGCCGGGCCACGATGTCTGAACCGTGAGGCGGATGTCATTCTTGTAGGGCGCGGCGACCTTATAGATCTTCAGATCACCACTGGCACCAGGCACCTTAATCCATATTTCCCAAGTGCTGTTCGCAGGATCCAGAATCGCCAACGAGGACTTGAGTCCGCAGCCGTGTTCGTTGAGGGATGTCTCTTGTTTTCCGCCGTAGGTCAAACATCGCTTGAGGCCGACGCTATCACTTGGAAATGTGATCCCGCCCGAATGTTCCACGCTGCCGCGGGTCGCATCAAAGTCGAATGTGATATGGATGGACCCGTTGACGGACGCTCCTGATCCCAGGACCGCAGCGATCGCGTTATCGGCGAGTTCGTTGATGGGCTGGAAGTTATCGTAGCTTTGCGCCGAGAGTGCTGTCCAGAGAGCCCCAAAGTCATCGAGGGTTATTGTCACTTCTTCTGTCTGTACTTTCACCTGTTCTTCCTTCTGTACTTTCACCGTAGGACAATCCTTCTTGGTGTGTCCCGCTTGTTTACATATAGAGCACGTCATACTGGCCCTGTATGCCCCTGTGAGACCCATTCACCTTTTCATACCCTAAAATATTATCAATCAGTAAGGGACCATGGACACACGATTTTGGGGACCTAGCGGATGGGCCCTCCTGCATCTGATCGCCGCCACTCCGATCGAACCGGCGCGCAGAGCTGCTGTACGCAACTGGTTCTATCTCTTGGAATACGCGCTGCCCTGTAAGTACTGCCGCGCCTCGTTCCACGATTACATCCAGCTCCAGCCGCTCACGCTCGACATTCTGAAGGAGCCCGACACCTTCGGCCGTTGGCTCTTCGATATCCACAATCGCGTCAATGCGAAACTCCGCGGCCAGGGCCTGCTGACCGCCGCGGATCCCTCCTGGACCTCCGTCAAAGCCAAGTACGATGCGATGTCCAAGGACCTCTGTGACCGAACACCACTCCTCGGTTGGGACTTCATGATCTCCGTCGCGTTCACGACACCGGATCGGAAACCGCAGATGCCGATGCCCGATACGCCGGAAGGTGATACGCGCCAAATGACGATCGGTGAACGCAATCGTTACAATCTACTGACACGAGTCGAACGTGTCAAGAAGCTGCGGGCCTGGTGGGCTTTGATCCCATCCATCCTCCCGTGTGCTGCGTGGCGATCGGCTTGGCCTGCTTCGGTCCCGCCCCTGAATAACCGCGACTCGGTGCTCCGTTGGATGTGGCAGGTCGAGGAGCAGGTCTGCGCGGGCCTCCGTTGCCCGACCCCCCATCCCTCCCATGCAGCGATGCGCCAGGAGATGTCTGCCTTTGAGAGCCGTTGTGGGACCCTGAAGAACGGGAATACGTGCCGCACCCAGAAGCACCGACAACGGATGGCGGCGATAACCCGCCGATTACGCTGGTTACAGACACAGGCGGCTTGATGAGCGAGCCGTAGCCGAGCCCCGGAAACTGCAGGCGGAGGGCCCGCTGCATGGCGACACCGTGCCTTCCATCTGATACCGCAAATTCCTGAACATATGTCCATCGCACCCGCTCACTGACGCTACGAAGATCCGCGGGAATAGGTACAGACCACAGGCGATCACCCCATATAAGTGAATACGCATCCATTGAATGTATACGTGTTCGAATATTTAGACCCACAGACAAAAAATACGGACGTATCAAGTAGAAATGGAGATCAAACCATATTGGGTCATGGTCGCCGGCTTCGTCTTGATTCTGGTGTTCGCCCTCTACTTGGTCAGCACCGGCTATCGCCACCCTCACTGGCTCATGTCATATTCTTATCGTCCCGGATCGGGGTCATCCCGTGGCCTCCTCGGTCCTGGTGGAACCCGACAGCTTCTGGGCTTCGAGGGCTTCGCCTCTGCATCTGATGCGACGTTCACGCTGTTCGGCACATCGTGGTGCGGTCACTGTAAGCAGGCCCGCCCTCTCATGGAATCACTCGGCTCTAAAGTGACCATCGGCGACAAGGCCGTCGCCCTTCGATTTGTGGACTGCGATACGGAGAAGGAGGCGACACAGGGCTACCAGATTGATGGGTATCCGACGTACTATCTGGACTACGCGGGCCAGAGGACGAAGTACACGGGAGGGCGCGATCCCCAGAGCATCCAGGCCTTTCTCCAACAGCAGCTCTCCGCATAAGTTCGGACCTCTGAAAGGCCAACCAGCGTTCGGCCGCCAACTCTCCTTCTTTGAAGAGGATAAACCGGTCTTCTTCTGAAATATGGAAGTCCATCGTATCAATCGTCCGATTATTAACCGCAATCCAGTTCTTTGGCACTATAACAGAACGTTGATTTCTGCAGACTAATAATATTCTGCCGAAATATTCCGTCAGACTTGTGATTCGTGCAGGATGCAACTGTCTGCCACCGATATCAGTATCGCTACAAACGACAACAAGTGTTCCATCCTTGTCATCAACACACTCCCACGGATAATTTTCGAGCGCCGCGCCATCACAGAATATATCGCCCGATGACGGATCGACCCACGGCTTGTAAAACATAGGGATCGTCGATGAAATTTGGATAGCATCCACGATGCGCATTGTCGGTGTATGAATATGATTGAAGAGTGCGATCTTACCTTGTGTCAGATTCGTCGCATTAATTGTCAGTCTCACACCTGGTCTCTTTGCGATCAAGTCTGCGAAGGTCCAGTTCGATGATCCAGGGATCCATTTATCCATGAAAGATCCCGTTACTCTGCCGATAGCGTCGGCATCACTTATACCCCACGTGTTGAAATAATCGAAAATGGCGTCATCCTCCAATTCGGCGATTTTGCTCGGATTATAATCGCGATGCAATGTGTGAATAAACTCGGCAGACATACCTAGCGCACCCGCTGTTGCGCTCATGCTTCCCCCAGAACACCCATACCAGTGACGCACGGATCGTAGCACACCTTTTTCTATAAGATGCGCCAGGATTCCTAGGTGTGCTATGATGCGAACACCACCGGAACTGAAACTGACTCCTGACGGTTGCCACATGGCTTCTGCGCCTGTGTCTCCTTTACTCGTTGTTGCTGCGACAGCGACCGCGTCTCCTTTACTCGTTGCCGCCACTGCGACCGCGTCTCCTTGAGCCATCATTCCTCTATATATGACAAGGGAGATGTCATTTGACCCACCACCGCAGTTGACACCTGCTTCACTCTTCGACAGCCAGGCAAAGCTGGACGGGATCCGTCTCCAGGTCTACAACCGAATCCTTGGTACAGTCCATCAAAAAATTAAGGCCCATTCCACGCTGCCGAATTCGAGTCAAATGATCAGCTTCGACATTCCGGAATGGCAACCCGGATGCCCGAGTTTCGACGTGAAAGACTGTATCCTCTACGTCGTGTGGAATCTCCGTCATTCGGGCTTCAAGGTGCTCTATGTCTCTCCGAATCGACTTCTCATCAGTTGGAAAGAGCAGTCGATTCAATATTATCAGGAGGATTCGCCCATTCGTCAGGCGATGTTAGCCACCGCCACTGCAACAGCGGCTCCTGTAAAAGTGGCACCGGCAACCAACGAGAAAAAGAAGACCGCCAATTATCGCCCCGCTCCCGATGGCGTGGCAGCGATGTTGGTAGGCGGTACAGGTGGAGCAAAGCGATCCTCCAACAGCGCCGGAAAAACGATCACCTTCATCTAGGAATGCCGAATGCAAACCGATAATCCGTCACTTTCTTCTCGATGTCACTGTACCCCGGTCGCTGATATCCCATGATCGGAATCACCACGTACCAGAGCCCCTTTGGCTGAATCAGTTTCCAGTACTGATCCAGAGCATAGGACACGTACAGCCCGGTCTCCTGCAAGCGTGCCAGTCCCTCCTTGTAATTGACCAACAACGTGTCATAATACCGCTGGGCCACGATGTAGGCCGTCGTCGTCGTGCAACTGTTGAGCCGCATCGTGGCCTTATTCGCATTGACGTCGGAACCGCTGACAATGATCACGTCGTACTTGCGCTTCAGCAATGTCTGGAGCACAGAGGTTCCCGCTTCGAGATTCGTCCAGATAAAATCGTCTTCCACGATCATCACGTTCGGCCATCCTTCGGCCTTGGCACGTTCGAGAACAGCGATGTGACTCATCGTGCATCCGATTCCTCCGTGCACGTGTCGAATCGCGGAAAACCGTTCCACGATGTCATCTGGAAACATCTTCCGTAATTCTCCTTGAACCTCCAGTTTGCGATCTGTACGTTCATCGAGATTGATATAGACGACCCGGTGGATGGCTGACATGCTCTTTACCAGAATCTCCATCGTCGGCTTAGGCCACCGCCACTTTGCACTCCTCTCTTTGAGAGGGCCATGGTTGTCGCGAACCGCAGCAGCGTGTCAATCGCTAACAGAAACAGAAGGCCGATCGCGACGAACAGGAAGAGTTCCGCCGTACTCTGCATCGGCGTCATCGTCGTCAACGAATCGAGCTGTTTGCTCAGCGCATCGAGTCTGCTTTGTATGTCTGCAGTCGATCCACTTGCTGCGGATGCATATGTCAGAGGGGCGGCTGTCGCTGCAGCAGCAGCAGGCACGGGTACTTTGCGCCACAGCGTCGATTGTCCCGCTACCGGTGCAGAACCGTCGTGCCTCAATATCGGAGGCATGTTGCTCGGCTCCAGAGTGAAGGCCTTCGCCCATTCATCGGGCTGCGCCGACTCACCGGGGAGAGGGAAGAAATCATTCAGGGCGACGGCACCGACCTTTCCGCTCATGGCGGATGATGGAGGACCCATCGGTTCCGGAACAGCCTTCTCGGAGTCCGGGGATCCTGTAATCGCCTCCGGCACGAAGTGTTCTTTACCAACAGATCGCGATGATGACGATGACGATTTCTTGTGGGACGTCTTGGCCTTTGGCCCGGCGAAGGCTTCTTCAATCGAACAAAATGCGCTAGTCATAGCTCCCTTAATGGAGGTGAAGTTTGTTTCTACGATCCTTTACCTGCTGCGCCGCCAGTCGGTCCTGGGCAAGCAAAGCGGTTGCCCCACTGGGAGGATGCAAGGACCTGGATCCATTAATTCCGAAACGGTCTACAAGGGGACCCACCATGTCCACAGCAGATATCATCCTATGGACGTTTCTTATTGGAGCAGTAGTTATCACATGTGTAGCATGGGCCTTCGACAAACGAACGATCGAACGATTCGTCGATGGTGTCGATACCAGTGCCATGATCATGCAGGCGCGCGACGCCGCACCCACGACATCCGAAATGAAGAATCACTACAAATCCTTCCTTCTCTATGTGAACGACAAGCTCACAAGCAATAATGGGACCGAGGGGTCGAAGACTCTCTGTATTGTGCGAACGCTGGGAACCAAGCTCTTTGGTCGTAACGATGTTCGCAGCACGTTCACGTATAATGACATCATGTCCCCGTGGCCGACCTGGTTGCCGCCGATAGATCCCACGATCAGGGCGCCTGTCTACACGGCGACCGATGCACAGAATTCGCGAAACAAAATCCTGGCGTATCTGAAGCGCTATTTCGGTCGCGCAGAAGAGGATGATACAGGAACAACGGTGCGCAACTTGTATACGGACATCGGCCAGCGCTTCTTCTTCGAACAGGGCGACCCAGTGATCTTTCAGGACGATTTCGATCCACGGAAACTCACAAATGATGTGCCGAAATGTTGAGAAAAACATGGGTCCGTATGGTAGAGAATGAACCCGCAACCACAGCAGCCACAGGCTCATCGACTACACTGGGTTCCGGTAGAACCATCGTGGATCATCGCAGCAGGGCTGGTGCTGCTGGCCGTGTTACCGCACCAGGTGCCCCGTGCCGGCCGCCGCATTCTTCAGCATCCGATCGGTGCTCTGGTCTTCGCAGGCCTGGCGGCCTACATTGCGATTGCCCTTCATCCTGTGATAGGCGCAGCGGCCCTCATCTTCGTGACCGGTGTCTGGCTCTCCTCTCCCGTAACAGAAGGATTCGCTCCCGTCGTTCTCAACAAAGAGAAGGTCGACAAGAAACAGCATCATTCAGAGGCCAAACAGCGATGGCTCAACGAGGAGATTCTGTCAGAACTTCCGGACGCCATCCAAGAGCGCAGCGATAACACGTATCTAAACTACGATGAAGTGAGCCCGCAGGAATCCGGTCGCTGGACCGTGGAAGATGTTCTGGGAGAAGAACCCACGGGCATTCAAGACCGCGCTATTTCAGGAGAACCCGACTCTTACGACAATCAGGCACATCGATAAAGAAAACGGAGGTCCAGAGTAAGGATGTTCGAGTTTCTCTTGATTCTCGCCCAGCAACCCCTCTTTCGGCTTCTGGGTGCGTTGATTGTTCTGTTCGTAACGGATTACCGGCCCGTGTGGGGAGCCGGTGCCTTTGTCGTCTGGGCCCTCTGGATCTACCTGGGTTCACAGCAACAGGGGCGCCGCATATTTTAGAGTTCCAGAGTAAGGATGACCAAGAAACAGAAGCCGGTCATGGTCGGTGGAGCTGTCTCACCTGCGGATACCACCATATTTACCGACAATCTCCTGATGTCGATCCAGGATATCAATATGAATCCCTACCTGTTGGGGCTCGCCTACATTTTACTCAATCTGGGCGGTAGGTTCATGGTCCTTTCCGTAACACCGGGCCAGGAAGCCTTCCTCCAGAATATTGTCTTCCGACCGTTACTTCTCTTCGCCATCATGTTCATCGGAACCCGAAACTTGGTTGTCGCGTTCTGGTTAACATTGGTGGTACTGGTTATTCTGCATTATCTACTGAACGAGACGTCGGAGTGGTATTTGCTGAAACATCACGATGCATCCCTCTAAACATTCAGATTCAGCGTGGCGCCCACGGGGTTGACTACGGCACGACGACGTCCACGTCGCCTTTCCGTGTTCATGGTACTATCGGTACCGACACTTCCTCCATCACCGATCGAGAACTCGTTCAGCGGATCCGCGGACGAACCCACGCCTTCGCGCACGATCTTCACGCCACGGGGAGGAGTGGGGGGAGGGCCCGACGGTGTAAATACCGTAGAATGCACCGCCGCAATATTGGGTCCGGACTGCATCGTGCGTTCCGCCTCGAATGCACGGAGAATATCATCGACGCCACTGGGTCCGCGCATTTCACGACGGGCCTTTGGCACTTCACCTGCTGGCTCTTGACCTGCAAACGCCGCGGCAGCCACGTTGAAGGGAACGCGTGTGTTGGCACCCGTGCGAGGAGGTGATGGCGGAGGTGGAACAAAGGGCGATCCCATGGGAGAAGGACCGGGACCACTAGGACCACGGAAGCCGCTCGCGGCGTTCATGAAGTTGCCGAGGCCGCCGCCCATTTTCGCCGCCGCCGCCGCTGCAAACTGGCGCTGGAGCTCCGGATTCTCGTTCAACAGATCAGCCATCCCGGGAATCCCGGAACGCTCCGCCATCGTGTTCGTCAAGTGGTACATCGTCGCACTGACACCCAGCGTGCCAACCAGACGGACCATCGGATGCATCTTCGCCTGATCCTTGTACATGTCGTACAGCTCCTCGAAGATCTCATCGAAGTCCTCGACGTTCGTGTGGACGGATTCGGACCAGCCCTTGAGACGGGGCTTGATTGGCAACTTGTCACCGAAGCGATCGTTCACCATCTCCACGCCGGTCACGAAGGTCATCAGCGCATTACGCTGGAAACGGATAGAGGCCTCGAGATTACGACTGTCCGTGAGCTTGTCGTGTTCGGCCTTGATCTCTGACAGCGAGTTCGACATCGTCATGCGCACTCCACGGATATCGTTGGCTTCGAGACGGCGGAGTTTCGTCAGATACTTCTGCTTTTCGGTGGCCTCCTGTTCGGGTGTCAGGCCGCCACCGTCACTTACCATGCTTTCACCGCTGCTGCTGCTACTGCTGTTAGATCCACCAGTGCTGATCACGAAGGGTTCCGAATCGTGCTGGATGCGAATATCAGAGGCACCGGGACCGGCGTCCAGATTAACGACTTCGAGATCGTCGATAGGCTTGATCTGTATATGAGGCATCTCAGAATGGGCAGATGGAGTTCCAAGGTTCACCTGGCGCTGCGACCTAGGACTCGGGGCGATCTTGTTCGGATTCGCCATCAGGTTGAGGCCGAGGTCATCGCCGAGTTCCACAATGTCATCTCCGCCGACGTCAATGTCTCTGGCCTTGCTCGCAAAAGAGGCCAGATCCGCTGCGGAAGGTCTTTCTGCAAATTGTACGCTGTTCATACCGTTGCCTTACCGGCAGAGCTTTAATTGGGGGATCAGACGCATCCACTACTTGATCGAAAACAACGTTGCCAGAATAAAGACCGTCGCGAATCCGTGCGTTGCGACATGACTGACATCACTTATAACGGGATCGCGTACGACCTTCGCTACCACATATGCCAAGACAGCCGCAAGCATCAGAGCGATTAATGTGAGTCGATTCGATACTCGGGTATCCCAGAGAACGGCCAAGAAGGTGATACCGCTGATTACCATGAAGGCGCGATCGATAAACCGCGCAGCCATCTGATCCGTTCCATGATTCAGCAGTGATGTCAGAATCCCAATGAGTACGACGAAACAGAGCAATGCAGATGTATCTCTTTGCATGAAGGTCGACCAATTCCATGCGATCGTCCCTAGAAGAATCGTCCCGAACACACACGAAGAAGTAAATAACGGAATCGTCATATCCTTACAGTACCGGATGATTATATCCCATCGAGACACATCAGAAAGGCATCCGCCAGATCGTCCTGTTTCGCCTGTGCCGAAAACCAGGCCAGCTTCTCTGTCTGAGCTGCACGACCAAGAGTTTCCGTGACCTTCGTGATCGCCGCGAGCTTGCGGCTTCTCTTGGCGTCTTTTCCTGTCCCTGCATCTTTGCACCCCCGCGTCTTGACTCCCGCGTTCACGAATTCGATGGTGCCGGTCCAGTCGTACTCTGTTCGTAGACGATGATCGATGAGAACAAACAACATGATCTGGATTGACTTCATGTGGGGTGCGAATTCGGAGGGCTGATTCTCGATCCGGATCTTGGATGCGGTTGCGAGGAACCCGAGTTCTGCGGTCAAACATGCCTCCATTCCCACGAGAATTGTTTGGAGACTGACACCCTTGGCCTTCGGTGCCTTGTAGGGCATCAGACGGATCGCCGCAGCCCGCTCCTCCAGCGCCGTCTTCGTGAGCTTCTTCGCATCGGCCGCTGTCAGAGATAAGGGAGGACTCTGTGCCCAGGTACGCCAGGCGGCCAGCGTCGTTCCCGAGAGATCGAGAACAGGTTTCGCCGATTTCTTGGCGCATTTCTTGCACAAGAGTCGATCCACCGATCTGTCACAGAAGGAGGCGGGGCCACCACAGATGCCACCAGCAAGCAGGCTAGCACAGCGTGTTTGACTCTGAGACGTCGCTCCATCGGCCAACAGATTGAGGTTGGCCCAGCGGTCCACGGTTACGAGCGACCCGCTGGCATCGAAGGTGGCCACACAGTAACTCAGATTCTTGATACCGAGATCGAAGGAGGCAATGGTCTGTGTCATTGTCTGCTTCCATAGATCCATAGATGGTCTTCTTAGATTGTCATTGGTCGGGATCTAATTAATCATCAGCACAAAAATCCCTGCAATCGTGAGTCCTATACCCAGAACATGTCCCATGTGATACGATTCTTCAAAGATAAACACGCTCACCAAGATTAGTGCAACCATTGACAGAGCCTTCAGTGAAATATTGTTAATGAGCGGCGTATTGAAATATTTCTCTAAATTGAAAAACATCAGCGATGATACAACCGTAAACAGCGACAGAAAGAGAAGCGCGACAATCTGTGTGGCGGTCAGTTTGCAGCAGTTTTCATACGTTCGTTTGATCGCGACATTATTAAACATGCATGTGTACGCAAAATATGTAAGAACAAACAGTGTAATAAAAAAGGAATTAATAAAGAAATAATCGGTAGGTTCCATCGTATCCAGAACGTGTTTGCGAACATATGGTCGTATCGATCCTAGTGTCGTAATTCCTAAAAACACCGGTAGCATCCTTTCCTCTGTTAACCGAACAGAAGATTGGTGGTCGGCCTAAAAATTGATGCGATGACCGGTGCCGGTGCCACACAGTACGAAGACAATGAATTACGTAATAATACCATCGACCTCTGAACTCACAGATAACCTCTTCTTGATCGACATTGATGGAACGATCATCACTTCCAAATCAGGGCGCCGATGGGCCGCCGATGCAGATGATTGGGTCTTTCTGGGCCCCGTGAGCCAAACGCTAGAGAATCTCCGCAAACAAGGCTGGACGGTTGCGCTCGTCTCCAATCAGTCTGATTGGAAGACCTCTCCAGGACCGGCTGCGAAGATAGCATCGATCCTATCCGCACTGGAAGACATAAATGGATGGGCGCCCTGGTGCCTTGTCGCGACCGCCACACGCAAAGAAAAGGACACCGTGTACCGAAAGCCGGCACGGGGGCTCTATGACGTCCTTGTCAAAGAGATAGGTGGCAAGACTTTTTCCAAGATCCGTATGTGCGGGGATGCAATAGGCGAATCAGATCCCTTTCCCGGTTATCATTGGTCCGATTCGGATTTCGCCTTTGCGACGGCGATTGGTGCGGAGTTCATCCGCCCCTGTGATCTATTCGAACCCTGTGATCCAGTGACACCCTCTAACTCAATCGAACTTGTAATCCTCATGGGTAACCCTGGTTCTGGTAAGTCCACCACAGGCCGCCTTCTAAAAGCCGCAGGCTATATCCATATCGAACAAGATGTTGTCGGGACAAAAGCTGCTGTAAAGAAGGCTGTTCTGGCAGCGCTCAGTATGGGTTCATCCGTCGTCGTCGACGCCACCCATGGCTCCGCAGCCAATCGCGAACCCTACGTGTCGATCGCAACTCCTAAGCGTATTCTGTGGCATATCCGCGATGGTCGCCCCTTTAACGCATGTCGTGAATCCCCCGTTCCCGAAATTGCCTACGCGGTCTATTCCAAACACTTTGCCGCACCCACGGAAGCTGAAATCGTGTACTGAACTGCTGGTGCCCACACGGTAACTCAGATTCTTGATGCTGAGATCAAAAGAGGCAATGGTCTGTGTCATCGTTCTTGCCTACTCCCGAGAACTGACGCGTTCCCGAAAACCGACGCGCCTATCTTTTTATTGCACTAACAAATGGTACCCTCCTCTTATTTATGTAACATAATATTATAGAGATGGGTAATAGCAAATCGGTACCTCCTAAAAAAGAGGAAATAGAGGAAATACTTCTTTCAGAAGAAACAATAAAAACAGTTCCCATTGACGTATTGAAAGATTTTATATTAGACCATAAAGACCAACGTTTTGGCTCACTTAAAACAAGAGAAGAATATGAAAAAGTTGTAGGAGATATTTTAGAACGTGTTCAGTGGGGACAATTTAATTCATTAAAAGATAGTAATGTGAGAACAACTCCGCTTCCTCTTTGTGATACGTTAACTCTTTTAAAAAGATTTTACTCTATTGGGTTTGTTCAGAACGATTTATTCAAAGAAGAGTTGAATGAAATAATTAAAAAAAATGATGACTGTGTTATATGTCGTTTAGTAAATGAAGAAAAACCAGAGGATTGTGATCTCTTTTTAATTGTAGGTGAGGGAGAATACGTAGGACCGTCAGAACAAGGAACTTATACATGTGTTAAAACAACAAGCTGGAAAAACCGGTATAATATTCCTATTGTAACTAATAATATACATGATATGCAATTACCTGCTAGATTCATATCTAGTTATGAAATATATAAATGTCCAACAGAATTTATTTATGAAGATGTCCTATCTTATACACTTCGCCCACCAGATACATTGAATGATGAAAACAGACATAACTTTAGTATAGTTCACAAAAATCTTGGTGGTAAAGGGTATTTGAGTTATAGTAAAAGTGTGCGGTCTAAAATACCTAAAATAGAGTCTAATGCAGAACAAAATATAACAGAAGCAGTGCATAACAATTCAGCAGTCAGCCCAGGTATGTCTACAACTGCAGTCTCTATACTACCCGAATTTATTGTAGGAAAAAAATATATGCTACCTAACAAATATATACACACATCTGAAGGGTATTTATATACACCGCCTAAGAAAAGTGAAGATATTCATAGTGGACGTGTATATAAACCACCAACAAATAAATTGGGAAAATTTTTAGAAAAAATAACTGTTCCAGCAAAGCCTGGTCATCAAAGTTTCGACAGTTATAGATATATATTTGAAAATGGAGAACTTAACTCATTTGGCAATAAAAATATATTACATGAAATTATCCCAGATAATTCTGCAGAAGGGGGCCGTCGTTCAAGGCGCCGAAAAAACAAAAAAGGTCGAAAGACGCGGCAACGCAAACGCGCCTAAATCGATCTTATAAACTCCCAGCGCATTTCCTTACAGATCTGCGACCACACCTGATCCTGCTGATACAATTTTTCCCGCGACTTCAATAGTTGAAAGCACGGTAGAAATTCGTCCATCTCCAGCAGCTGACACAGCTTGTAGAGCACATACGGATACGACAAGAAATTCGATCGATTCGCGGGACAGTACTTGATGAACGCCGGCTGGATCTCCTTGAACATATGCTGCAACTTCTCCTCCATCTCTTTTGACAGCGTAAGCATCGTCATCTGCTGCTGAATACGATTCTTGATCTGCTGCACGTGATCGTACATCTTCGACAGCTTGAGTTTCTGCAGAACTTCGCGAATCTTCTCCTTCTTGACCTTCTTGGGATCCGAAATCCGCTCTTTCTTGAGTTCGCGCATCACCGTTTCGATCACGTCCTGAGGGATATCCGTGTTCTCTTTCGCCTGGAATTGCGCCAGCCACTCGTTGAAGTGGTTGATCTTCTTGTAGGCGAAGTACGTGATTTCGCGGGGTGGGTCCTTGTAGCTCGGCTTCTCCGAGTCGATCAAGATGAACTCTTCGTGGCCGCACCGCGGGCAACCCAGCAGCGCCTCGTTCTGATGAAAGGTCATTTCGACATCGCAGGTGGGACAACATCCCCATCCCGGTTCTATACCGGAACCGGGCATGATCCCGCTCTTGATGGCGGACGGCTCCACGACGGCCAGATACCGTTCTAACATCTTGTCGCGATTCATTCCCTCCGTTGAATCGATGTCGCTGGCCATCTTGCGTTTTTCGGCGGACGATGGCGACGGCGCCACGGACGCGACCTCTTCGGTGAAATAACTGAGCACGGAATTCGTCGGCATGCGCATCGGAGTGGCGGCGATCACGGGGCCATCTTGACCCAGCGACTCCTGTGCATCAAAATATTGGAAGAGCATGTCACCGACATCCAGGAAATAATTCAGACGATGATCGTCCTTCTGGATAGCCTGAACGCGCTGCCGCAGCTCCTCTGCCGTCTCCTGCAGTTGCCGCCATTCGTCACTGTAGGGGGCGGATGTCAGCGCGCTCAGCTTGGCCTCTACATCTTCGAGGTTGGCCTCGAGCTCTGCAAGCGAATGGGTGGTCTCCGTGAAATCCTTCATTTTTTTCTGGTGATAGGCTTCCAGGGTCGTTGCTCGCGCCGTCTTGGCCCTGGGTTCGACGAGATCACTTTTTAACACATCGCGGATCGACATTACTGTTAGATGAGATTACGTCTGCGCCTTTAGCCCGATGTCCCGGCTGCGGCCGGGAGAAACAACTATTTTAGCCGTACCACGTTAGAGATGGTTCAAGGCGGCATAATGCAGCTCGTGGCCTATGGTGCCCAAGACGTATATCTGACGGCGAACCCGCAGGTGACGTTTTTCAAGCAACTGTATCGCCGGCATTCGAATTTTGCGATGGAGTCGATTGAACAGGTGTTCAATGGTGTGGCGAATTTCGGCCGTCGCGTCCAGTGCGTGATCGCGCGCAACGGGGATCTCATTCACAGGATGTATCTCCAGCTCACGCTGCCATCTGTGGATCTGAACGATCCCTCTGTCAGTGATTCTTCGGGCGACCAGTTCCGTTGGCTCAACTGGGTCGGTCACAACATCATCAACAACGTGTACATCGAAGTCGGCGGCCAGCAGATCGACAAACACTATGGCGATTGGCTCCACATCTGGAACGAGCTGACGCGACCGGCGGGAAAACAGGCGGGATACGCGGAAATGGTGGGAAATGTACCGGAGCTCACGAATCTGATTACGAAGGTGGGAACCGATGGCGGATGTATGAACCAGTGCACGGGTGGCGACCCCCATTCTTCCGCGGAGGCCCGCAGCTGCTGCCCTGAGTACACGCTGTATATTCCATTTCAATTCTGGTTCAATCGCCACGCCGGTCTCTCCTTGCCACTGATCGCTCTGCAGTACCACGAAGTGCGCATCACGCTGGAGCTCAACCAGCTTCAGAATCTGATTTGGACGAACAATCCTGCGATTCTGGATGCCGTGAACGCGACGGGCATCGTGGCCGCGTCGCTGTACGTGGACTACATCTATCTGGATACGGATGAGCGTCGGCGATTCGCGCAGGTCGCCCACGAGTATTTGATCGAACAGCTCCAGTTCACGGGCGACGAATCTGTGACATCGGCGTCGAACAAGATCAAGATGTCGTTCAACCATCCTGTGAAGGAGATCGTATGGGTGGTGCAGCGTGATTCCTTCATTGATTGCACGGGATCTGTGATCGATCCCTGGAAGGGCCAGCAGCCGTTTAATTATTCGGATTATTGGGACCGCGCGGCGCTGGAATCGGGGTATTCCATTTCGACGGTGGAGGGTCTGGCGGGATACAATCCTGTCGTGTCAGGAAATATTCAGCTGAACAATCAGGATCGTTTTTCTGTCCGCGATGGGCGCTACTTCAACCTCGTGCAGCCGTACCAGCATCATACGAACATTCCTGCGGTGGGAATTAACGTGTATTCGTTCGCGCTGAATCCGGAAGAACATCAGCCGAGTGGTACGTGTAACTTCAGCCGCATTGATACGTCCACGCTCAACATCGTGGTGTCGAACAATACGGTGGGGTCTGGAAATACTGCGAAGGTCCGCATCTATGCGACGAACTACAACGTGCTCCGCATCATGGCGGGCATGGGAGGGTTAGCATATTCCAACTAAGACGTTAGCTTGCTTCGCAAGAAAATATGTAACCCCGTAGTGGAAAACCTATATAATCTGACATACTTCTTGAACGAATTATGTCAGAATAGACGTCCGGGATTACCCCCCGACCCCCCACCCCCGGATCTCCCGGTCCGGCCCCGTAAGTTTAG